GTTAGAGACAATGAACACCCAGTATATTTATATGAAGAGTTTTTGACTAAAGAGGAGTGTGCTGGAATTATTAAGATGTTTAATAATCTTATAGCCAGCGGAGATTTTGAATGGCATCCAATATCTTTTTACGAGTCATATGCTTATAATATGCCCAACCAGCTAACAGATGATAAGAATAAGCTATCTCAATGGTATGCAGATGCTGGGCTGCCAGATAACTTTCTGGACGATCTAGAAGAAAAGTTTAAAAATGCAGCTCGTGAAATCATTGGTGGAGAGGCTTATAAAATAAGTTTTCATAGTCAAAAATGGATACCTGGAGCCTATGCAGCTTTTCATTCAGACAACAGCTATGACGGCAAGCCAAGTGCATTTGAAAGAAGTAGATATGCAGGATTTCTTTATTTAAATGACGACTTTGACGGCGGAGAACTTAATTTTAAAAACTTTGATCTGAGTGTCAAGCCAAAGACAGGAATGTTTGCTATTTTTGATGGGGGCCACGAGAATACTCATGAAGTTACTCCAGTATTTAAAAGCGACAGATACACTGTCGGATCATTCTGGGATGATCGGTCAGAGGAAGATTACCCCCAAGAGACTAGAGATAGATGGGCAGAAGAGATTGAAGAGACTAGAAAAAAACAAAAGGTAGAGCAAGAAGAGTGGAAAGAAATACGAGATAGCGGTAAAAGAAGAACACCAGATGGCAGAGAATACGATGCAGTCTTAGCAGAAAGCGGAGAAGTCGATGGAGATTAAAGAAATCCAACCAAGATCAATGTACACAATGTTTGATATTGTTTACCATGATAGAGGAATTGTATATTTTGAAAATGTTATTAGCTACCCTCAAAAGCTTTTAGATACGATTGAAGAGTTAGATGCAAATCCAAAATCTCATGCTGGAATACCTAAATGGAATGCTTGGGGAGCAAGTAACGATGAGAAATACGGTTATGGAATTCAAAAGTTTATAGACACATCAAAAAGGTATTTAAACTCTGATGATGATTTTCTAAACAAGCAAGTACTTTATGTTGTAAATAGCTTAATAATGGCACCAGAAATGTGTGCAAAAAGATATGCCGAAATTATGCGTAGAGATGCATCTAATATTCAAAAGGTAGACAGTACCCCAGAACAGGTTAAAATGGGATTAGACTATATTAAGGTTGCAAAGTACGATACTGGAAAGGGAATGGGTCCACATTGCGATGCAGAAGATCCATCTGGTACTGGCGAAAATCTTAAGTACTCACTTGTTTGCTACCTCAACGATGACTACGAAGGTGGAGAAATTTACTTCAAAAATCAAGATATTAAGATTAAGCCAAAGGCTGGAAGCCTAGTTCTTTTTCCTTCAGTTCACCCGTACCTACATGAATCACTTCCTGTTACAAAAGGTAATAAAATCATGTTCACAACACATTGGATGGTTTAATCAATATCCAATAGTATGGGTATCTGATATAATTTAAATATGTCATATTACCTTTTAGCAATTAAAGACTCTCCTCTAGGCTTATGGAAGCTAGATGAGATATCTGGATCTACAGCTTATGACATGTCTGGTTGCGGAAATAATGGTTCCTATGTTGGTCAGATATCTAGATCTAGTTTGCCAATTGTATCTGGAGGATCACATTCTAATAAAATAGACAGAGATAACTATTTGCAGTTTACTTTATCAAAAGATTTTTCTGGAACGAGTGGCACTGGTGGGTTTGCAACAACAGATACGTATGATAATGACTTTACATTAGAAGCCTGGTTTCATCCAAAAACCCTAACATCTTTAACACCCATACTTGCTGATTCAAATGGCATAGGTCTGTATTGGGATAAAGGAAATGTCGTATTTAAATTAGAAGATCAAAGAATTGATTATTCAGTTCCAAACCCAGATAGAGTAATTCATGCTGTCGGAGTTTACTCAGTTAATTCAATTATGTTGTATGTAGATGGCATCTTGGTTGCATCTAAATCAGTAGATTTTAAGTTTACAAATAGTAGTGTCACTCTTTTTTCTGGACCATCTTCTGGCTCGGAATATTTTATAATTGATTGCCCAGCCGTGTATAGGTACTCGTTGTCACAAAGAGCAATATCTTCACACTATAATAACTTGTTTTTAAACAATGATGAGCAGGTATCTGTTCCAGATTTGGGAGAGCTTTTTAGAGCTGCAGAAAAATATCAAGACATAGAAACAAAATATGTTTATCCAGTTCAGGAATCTTGGGAAACCTTAATTTATGATAATCAAGCTTTGTCATATAACCCAAGCAATAATAGCATACGTTTAAATTCAGGATTTTCTAATGGAGAGTTTGTAGAGGATATAGTTTTAAATATTACAAAGCAATACGTATCTTCAAAGGTAGAATGGGTTTCATCTAAAGGGGTATCCTTGTATGTATCAGAAACATCTGCGCTTGGGCCATGGAGAATATGTTCAAATGGATCTTCTATACCAGAATTTACACAGGGTTCTAGTTTTTCTTCACAAAAAATACTTTACTTCAGAGTAGTTTTTGACTCATCAGATCCAGATATTTACATTCCAGAGCTATACTCTTTAAAAATTTACTTTTATTCTGAAAAGAAAATGTTTGCACACAACGGTGGAAGTAATCTTTCAATATCTCAACCTACCTCTGGATCGACTTGGGATTTTGATGTTTCTAACAACAGCTACCCAGCTAGAAGTCGAAACTACCATAACGGAATAAGACCAAAATCTTCAGCATTTTTTATAGACTCAGTAAATGATGTTCGTAATATTGAAATGATATTTACCCCAAAAACCCTTTCTAGCGGTAACCTGATATTTAATAAGACTGGTGCAGTTGAGACATCTCTTTCTTGGGCGGCAGGCGGTGGGATATCCAAGTCTAACATTGCTAACATATATATAAATGGTCAGGATGTATCATCAGCAACTAATATCTCATCATACTTATATATAGATGAGCCAAATTATATATTGATAAAAACTTCTAGCATAATATCTGGACCTATTTGGTTTAATGGCAAGCAGCTTTTGGGAGTAAGGTCAAGTGTACTTGATGATAATATGTATCAGAACATTGCCCTATACTCAAACCCAGATATTGACCATCAAAATCATTATGACCTGTATACAGGCAAATCTGCATCTGTTGGTCAAGGTTCGTCAATGGAAGTGACAGAAGAGTCAGTATCTACCTACTCTAGAGATAGAGTTGTGTTGCAGATTATATAATTTTGTCACATTGGGTGACAAAAAGCTGGACTTAAGCACACAAAGATGGTAAAATAATTAACTATGGATATAAAAAGAATTAATGCCCAAATGAAGTCTGGTGAAACCAGGCTAGGAGTCTATGTCTGGGAAATGCCTGACGGAAGATGGGTTGGTGACGAAGACAATAACTTTTTATCCATACAGTCCATGATTGGAAATAAAGAAAGAATTGCTTTGCTTGCATCAGCCGTAGCACACTACGGAATTGACGTTGGTCAGCCTAAGTTTATTGAGGGAAGTCGACAAATTGATGATGAAGAGTTTGAGTATCAAAAGCAAAGATTAAGATGGGGTCTAACTCCAGATCCACTAGACATCGGTGTTCACAAAGAAGAAATGGCTAGACTAAATGGTGGTAAAAAATGATTGAATACGACGAAGACACAGTTCAGGATAATGTAGAGATATCCAATGTTGCAGATTGGATGAGATTCAACAATCCCACAACACAAAAATCTGACGACTTGTTTGAAATAGAAGCTGAAGAGATATTAAAGCTTTCAGGACTTGGTGCTTCATTTAGAAGAAAAGTATCTAGAGATCTACAAAAAGCGTTTACTGGTAAAGATGGCTCTGTAAGCCAGCAACTTCAACACCAACAGGCAGTTAGTGGTTATGCCACATTTGATCTAATTCAGCCAGAATATAATTTAGATTATCTTTCAACAATTTATGAGATTTCGCCTTACAACTATGCAGCAATAAATGCAAAGGTTGCTAACATTGTAGGTCTAGGATTTGACTTTATTGAATCTAAAAAAACTACAGACACACTTGAAGATATAGAAGATGAAAAACAGCTAGAAAGAGCACGTAAAAAGCTAAATAGAATTAAGCAAGACTTACATCGCTGGTTAGAAGATTGCAATGAAGATGAAACATTTAAAGAAACTCTTATAAAGTTTTACACCGACATAGAGGCTACTGGTAATGGCTATCTGGAGGTCGGCAGAACA